AAGGGGTAAATGAGTCTCCTGGCTTTGCTAGACCTACCGTGCCGTATGCCCTCCCTGCGAAAACGTCGTCCCCCACAGTTTCGCTGTCGGTTACATCGTAATGAAGCGTGGTGACCACATCGGCTTTATCGCCTTGTGTAAGCACGCGATCCATAGCTGTTATAGTCCAAGTTGCTGTCATACGATTGCCTCCTCTTGTGCTGCCGTATATGCGGCTTTTGCTTCATCTGTGAAAAATTGCGTTGCGAGAGCCTGAACGTCTGCGCTTTCGCTGCTGACATCATCTATAGGGCTGACAACGTGACGATGAAACGATCTACTGATCTCCGTGCCGTCACGGCTGATGATAGTAGCTGTACGGACTTGAATCATTTTCCAGCCTCCGCAATCTACTATTTCTATTTTATCTTGCAGTGTGCTTTCTGAAAGAGCCATTTCTATTTCCTCATTGAGCTGTCATGTAAACAAACACGCACAAAATATTTCCTGTGCCCATGTCGCTAAGTTGCGGTACTGCAATGCCTGTCTGTCCTTGACTCCGATAAAAGGGAGCGGTAGTAGTGCCGGGGTTCACGAGGACATTATCCGGTTTAGTTGAAGTAGCCCAGACGTTGCAATGCAAAGCAGTCGCTCCACCGTAACGATTAGTTGACGTTTGGGTAAAAGGGAGACCGGTCACAATAATCGCGCCACTACCACCCGTTGAACTTATATGAATATGAATCGCAGCAGTGACTAAGCCGCCTACTTTGCGGTACTGCCCTATCTGATGTACGTAGGTTCCCGTGAATCCATTCAGTGCTGGCGTAAAGCTCCCTTCTTCATAATCGTCCAGATAATTAGCTGAACCTGTGCCACCTAGGTATACACCGCCTGATAGGTAAAGGTTGTCCCATCGCGCCGTCGCAGATCCAAGATCCATACCAGAGAGGTTGGCTTGCGTAGATTTGTTCCAAGGTCGTACATCTGAAACTCCGTTGAAGTAAATAGCACCGTCGCCGTTTCCTCCGATATAGATTGAGTCAAATGCAGTTCCGATGCGACCAACATCAACGCCATCCTGTTGAATGCCTACAACGTGGCCGTCTGCGGTACTCCTATTGATTGAGACCACATTGTTGGTGTCGCTACTCCCTAAAGCACGGGAGAAGAAGCTTCCATCGTCCCCTCTAATACTAACGCCAGCCGTTGTATTACCAATGCCAGGAATCGTTGTAGAGGTGAGACCAATCAGCAAGTTACCTGAGTCATCCAGCGTCACTCTGGTGCCAGTGCCTCCACCCTCGTTCCAGTTATCTACAATCTCTAGCTTTCCAGCGTTAGCCCTAATATCAAAATACTGATCTAATGAATCACTAGCGCCTGTTTCAGCAAGTCGTAACGTCGCTATCCCACTCGCGCTGCTGGTACTAGAATCTCGTATCGTTAGGATTGGATCAGCACCAACTAGTTCGACCAAAGTATCAGGGGTGGTGGTTCCTACACCAAATTTCCCGTCAGTTTTGATGGTGACAAGATCGCTGCCTCTGTAAAAATTAAGGTCGTCGCCGCCGGTTTTTTGATAGATGAACCAGTCTCCACCACTGGTGCCGCCGTCAAGTTTGAGACCTACTTCACCCTGAGATTGCGTTGCCCTGTTTATTGCGATGTAAGCGTTACCGGTGTCGTCATCGACATCTAAAGCATACTCTGGAGCCGTGTTATTAATTCCCACATGAGCCGAGCTATTTATATTTATCCTATCCTGGGAGGCAGTGGTGTCGATTATCCGAAAAGACCCGTTTCCGTTTTTGATTTGGTAATCAGGGTTGTTATCTGTGTCCGTGAGTGTGATTCCTGGCCCAGCCGATGAAAGAGTCAAGTCGCCTGTAGCAGAAATCGCACCGCTTACGCTTATACCTGTAGACGTAATTGACCCGACACTGATATTCGCAGTGGTTGTGATGTTATTGGTGATAGCCCAGTTGGAGCCGTCCACCCGCGCAAGCTCGAACCCGCCTTGCGTCGAGCCATCGTTAACGTGGACAGAATCGTTTGTCGTGTTTACAACGATCTCGCCTTCTGCTCCGGTGAATGCGGCTACCTGCGTGGAGGTGCCGCGCCTAATCTGTAGTTGTGTAGCCATTCTTAGTTACTCGGTTTTTCTGGGAAGATTATATCAGCGAGCGATTTCGCCGACGCACATTGTTCTGGCAAGTCTCTCAACTTTTGCCGGTAGTCGGCCCACGCTGCTTTCTGCTCAACAGTGAGCGGAGAGTCGGGCATCTGAGTCCAATCGGACATCTGTAGCGCGTAATCTCGTGTGACCCTGACATTTTCTTCGATTTCGTCTGGGTCTGTGATTTGCACGATCATGTCATCGCTCATCGCTTGGTTTCCAAAGCAAAGAGGAAGGCGTCATTGTAGTTTTGCTGCTCATCATTAAGGCCAGCTTCGAGCTTGTATGTCACCGAACCTGTAGTGCCAGAAGTATCAATAAAACCAATCGGGACATGGATGCCCTCTGGTGAAGGTCTGACGCTAAAAGTCTGAGAAGTGAACAAAGTGGTCGAGTCGCGCTTCAATCTGAACTGACATAGGCATTGGTCATTATGAGAACGAGCCATGAACTTGCCGCCTAACTGAACTGTAGCGCCTGTTTTCGTCAACGTGACGGCTGCTATCTCTCTGAAGATGCGGAAGCTGCTGTTGCCGGTAAAGTTTTGGTTGCCTGTGTTAAGGTCTTGTGCGACCTGAGTTACTGCGTTGCTTGCTAACTGTGCCGTGTTGACACCAGCGGCGTGAATGATTAGCTGTCCAGCGCCATCAGTGTCTAAAGTGACGTTATCTATGTTAATCCGGTTAGCGTTGATCGTACCCGTTGTGATTGCGCCGCCAGATATAGCGGTGACATTGCTGTTGACCTGACCGCCGGTAATGAATCCACTATTGTTGGTCAGCGCCGAAATGTTGTCGCCACCGACCAGAATGCCACCAGCACTGATGATTCCTGATACATCGAGCCTAGCAGTTGGCACCGTGCCTGACGCGATATTCGATCCGTGTATATTCGTGACCGAGACCTGCGCCGCGTTGATAGATCCCGCAGTAACAGCGCCGAGATTCGCAGATATAGCCGCGAGACTCGTAACGTTCATTTTAGAAGCGTCGATGGTCGATGCGGCGATCAATCCGCCTGTGATTTGATTTGCCGCAATGTTAGCCGTCTGAATAAACTCAAACGAGCCGATAGCTGCAACCACCGCAGACGTAGTGATTGAGCCGCTTTGGATTGCTCCGATCACCGCAGAGTCAGCAAAAATCTGCGAAGTGTTGATCTGTGCCGACGTAATCGTATTGGCAGCAATCTCAGAGGCCGTCACTGCGTTTGCCGCTATGGCATTTGCTGTTACGGAGTCCGCCGCCAGCTTGACCGCGCTTATCGCCCCGCTTGCGATGGAATCGGCGACCACTGCACCAGTTTGTATGGACGCGCTAGAAATTTGACCGGCAGTGAGGCTCGATGCTTGAACCTGACCGAATACCTGCGTAGCTAGGTTCACTTGATCGTCAAGGTCAGACGCGCTTATCGCTTTGGTGAAGCTGGTGCCAGTAAATCTGTAGACCTTGTTGTCGCTAGAGAGCAAGACGACTCGACCTTGAAAGTTGCCGGTCGTTGGCAGGGATGAAACGACCTCGACGGGTCGCACGGTGTTGCTGAATCGGTCTGCTGCTAGCGTGCCGGTGAGATCCGCCGTATTGACTAGCGAGGTAAACTCTGGAACCGCGCTGTTGTAGCGGTAGATCTTAGGCGGACTGTCGCCCGTATTAAATACGAACTTTGGCCCTGTGTAGCCTGTCGGGCTCGGCAAACTAGACACAACCGACACTGGCTCCACGCCTGACGCAAACGACGCAGCGGTTACTGCGCCAGGGCTAACCGATGACGCCGTGAATAAGTTTGTGCTCCACGAGGAACCTGTCCATACGAACAACGTATTAGTAGTCGTGAGGAACTTGATTTGCCCAACATGGTCGCCCGTTACACCTGACAAAGTGCTGACGGGTTCAATACCGAAAGCATCACCTGCCGCAAACTGGTCAAGCACCGGCTGCGCCAAGTCATCGAGCACAATCTTTTGCGTCGTTGCGTTTACCGAGTTGCTGATCCCAGAGAAGTTGCCAGAGCGATCCGCACTTCTAAGCCAGTAGTACCGCGTGACGTTATTACCTAAGCCAGTGACGGTGTGCTGATCCGACTTAGTTTTGACGATAAGCGTCGATGTGGCTTGGTTGTCTACGGTGTTCTCGAATATCTCAACGAAGGCCAAATCGCTATCAGAAGGCAGATCGTAGTTGAGTTTTATCTGCTGGATACCGCCGGTCGCGGTGATGTTGCCAGGGATGCCAGGAGGCGTTTGGTCGCCTTGGATTGTAATGTTCAGAGTGACGAATGCGGATACTTTGCCAGTAACTGTGACGGCCCTGACTCTGAACTGGAACTCCTCTAGCTCTTTCATGCCGGTCACGACAGTCGAGAGACCATAAACATTGACCGACGAGAAGTCGGGATCAGCGCCTGAGATGGCTTCATTCACCCCACCGAAATTCAATTCGATAGTCGTAGCGTCTGCGACAGACCCATAATCAACGGTAGATGTAAAAGAGTTGGCGACCGCGCCTAAATCTATTTCACCGGCAGTCGTGCGCTTAAACTGGACTTCATAAAACTGGACGTATGTGTTTGGTGTCGGCGCAGTCCATTTCACTTTAATGGCAGGCAACACAGAGCCATCATTGCCAAGCGCAGTGGTCTCTGTCAGCGTTAAATTGACTGGCGGGTTTTGCGTCGGGGTGTTGTCAACGATGTCGGCATAATTTGGATTGTTTGGGCCGACGGTAGCTTGGACGTTAGACGTATCGTTGTCTGGGTTGCGATCTGATCTGACAAACGGGCTGGCGCTGTTCTTGTTCTCCGCGTAGGCAAAGGCTCTAATCCAGTAGTATCGCTGGTCGCCTATAGCTAGCGGGTCAACTGGGTTGCCTGCATCGTGAAAAAATTGAGTGCCTCTAGTCTCTCCAATCAGTTGTCCGTTATTCCAGGAGGAGTCCGCAGAAGCATAGATTGCGATAGTCTCGAATAGCTTGGGATTCGCAGGATTTGTCCAGTTCAGTTCGATGTGCTTAAGGCCAGACGTTGCTGTGAGGTTTTGGGGGTCTGGGACACCTCTAAATCCTGCAGTGACGACACCACTCGCCGAGATTGTGCTGTATTCATTCGCGGCTGGATCTGCGTAGCTTCCAGAGTCATCCTCTGCGAGCGTTAGATTTACAACGCCATCTTCTGTATCACTGAAAGAAAAAGCCGCACAACGGAATACCTTCGCGCTGTA